TCAGGCATTCCCGGCTCCCGCCATACCGGCCACGGCCGGGATCGCGTCGACAATTGCCGGCGCAGCTGCAGCCGAGGCAGCCGCCGCACCTGCCGCTTGTTTCAACTGCGCTTCTGCTTTGCGTTCCGCCCTTTGCTTCCGCATCCGGCTGCGGCGAATCCAGGAAAGCGCCGCACGTACGAAGTACCCGCTGGCGTAACCCACGATGAATAGGAGAGCCGTTGTCGCCGCCATCATACCCATGACCGCATCCCCGCAAGCACGTTTTTGAAATCCAACTTCCGCCCGTCGCGAAAGCAAGGACGCTTCGATACGCGAACGCCATTCAGGCTACAAGCACATAAAATGTTCATTGCGCACAATCTTTTACAACGAAACATGGCCGCTCCTCGTTTCAGAGTTGCGGCCACCATTGACCATCCCTCGTTTATGGTATCGGCACGGGCGGGGACCGCCGTCTACACGCACGTACTTGCGCACGCAAAATGGCACAGTCCGCGATCGCTCTTTCAAGCGCCGTGCCAGGCGGCAGACGTTCAACCTCATCCGCCATCGTCCGGACGAAGTCTTGAGTATAGGTTGGAGCCTGTGGACAACCGCTGACGGGCAGATCAGAAACCTTGCTCTCGCAGGCGACGCACGAGATCGTCGCGATCGACAGGACGATCAGCCGCGATGCCGTTTTGTTCATCCTTAATCTCCGCCACGGCCTCTGCATTTTTCTTCTGCTCGTTCCATTGGCCCGACTTGAAGGCGAGCCAAAGCTGGACGAGGCGCTCCACGATCGCGAGCGCACGGGCCAGCAGCGCTTCCCAGGCCTGGCTCATGGACGGTCGCCGCTCTTGCCGTCGCGGACCAACTTTACGTTCAAGGCCAAGACCTGAAGCACACGATAAATGCGGCTTAGGATTTGATCGTCGCGCGGCGTGGGCGTTAACGCCGTCACGGCGCTGGCCGCGCTGATCACGGCCATGATCGCGTTCAGCCAAACCGGAATGGCGTCGAAGAACGCGTAGAGCGATTGAAAGATCGTATCCATTTTTGCCTCCTAGTTTTCCGAAAATCGTCCGCCGTCACCAACTGGCGAGCGTCCGCCACGCGCCGTCGGCGAAAATGCGGACGGCGTTGTCGAAACTGTTGATCACCAACATGCCTTCCTGCGGCGTGGGGTTGCCCGTCGTGGACTTCAGGCTCTCCAGCACCAAAAAGCCGCCGGCAGGCGGCTTCACTTTCGTGGCGGTCAGGGTCGCAAGTTGCAAATCGCCCGCGCTTTCGATCCAGGCCGCGCCGTCATGGAAAACCAAGCGGTTCTCGGCATTGACCCAGGCGATCCAGCCCTCGCGCGGCGTCAGAAATGTCCAGGCGCCGTCTTGCCAGGCGGCGATCTTTCCCGCCTGTCCGCTCCATGCTCCCGTTGGCGAGGCCGCAACGATGTAGCGTGCGCCGTCGGCGGGCGAACCGGGCGGTGCAGTCAGCGTGCGGTCGAGCACCGCCATCTGCACCAGCAGATCCAGTTTTTGCACCGTCTCGTTGACGGTGACGTGTTTCTGCGCCTGCGCCGCCGACAGCAGAGGCAGGATCAAATTCGTACTGTTAGACATAAAGCCTCGCTGTGCGGCTCGCTCCCGCGCCAAAAACGTCGCTGATTTGCGCCACGCGCAGATCGAGCGGACTAAAAGTTGCGCTGCCAAAATCCACGGTTTGTTGCGCGGCCGTGTAGACGACCGAGGGCGATGACGCGGTCAGCGTACGAACGACCGACGCGCCGCTCATAATCTCGACCCGATAGGACTCGACCGCTTCGCTTAAGGGCACGTCGCCGCCATCCCATCCGTCGCCGCCGATACGCGTGCGCCGTTTCCAGGAAATCGCGATATCCTGCGTCGCGCCGTCGCGCACGCCGCGCACATGGACCGGGCTCAAGGGCCGCAATCCATTCCCGGCGAAGGTCACAGTTTCGGTCACGTAGCGCGGATCGCTCAACGCTACGCCTGCTGGACCATAGGCCCAGGCCGTCGCAACATTGCGATCCGCCAGCGACACGTTCAGCTGCCTCAGCGCGCCGTCGATGAACACGAAGGGCGCGCCGGCCGCGACCGGATTGCGCATCTCGCCTTCCGTTCCCGCTTGTCCGCGCAGCAGTCCCGACAATTTGTAGGTCAGCGGCGCGGTCAATTCGGCGTTGCGGAACTGCAAGACTTCCCAGCCGCCGTCCGCATTACGGATCGCGCAGGCGTTCGCGCCGTTCAGCACGTCCAACGCTGCACGCGACGTCAACGCGCCGGAACTCAATTTCACCCAGACCGCATTACCGTCGTCCCAGCGGCCTTCGGGGCCCGCATAGAGCGCGGTCGTGGTCTCGCCTACGACCGCGGCGCGGGTAAGTTGAACATTCTGCGCGAAGGATCCTCCGGCGCTTTTCAAAAGATTGACGCGGCCCGGCCAGGGTTGCGCCGAGGCCGCCACGTGCGGCGCCTGCGGCGTCTCCGATCCGGTCAACAAAGGCAGATCGAGAAAGCGCACCGCCGGCGCGCCCGGAACCGCCGGCGGCGTCACCGTCCGTACACGGACCGGCGCGGCCGCTGGACCGTACAGCGACGGCTCCAGCACTTGCGCTTCGATCTCGCGGCCAATGGCGTCCGTCACGCCGCCGATCAGCATCGTTTTGTGCGGCCCGCTGACGTTCCAGACAATCGCGTCCCCGGGTTCGAGCGCCAGTTTCGACGGCGGCAAAGCGAAACGCGCGGTTTCCCGTCCCGCCCAGGCTTAGGTCAGCAATCGGTCCGCGATGCCTTGCGCTTCAGACGCCTCCAGGACTAGGTCCAAGTTCAAGCGCGATACGCGCTGGCCCATTGCTCCCGGTTTGCGCGCCTCCGCCATGCTGGCGCGATAGTCGGCCCAGGCGTCGACGAAGGAAACGCGTACGACCGGCGGCAAATCCGCCTCTTGCGCGCGGGTGAGTTGAAACCGCCGCTTCTCGTCCAACTCGGCCAGCGCGTCGGCAGCGATCGTCGCCGCCGCCGCGCCACCCTTGCGCGTAAAGCGGATCGTACCGGCACTTTCGTATGCATCGAAGTGAAACGCGGTCGACAAGGGTTCGATCAATGCGCGGGCGCTTGCCGTATCCGCAGCGACGTAGCCGGTGATGAGCGCGTCTAAATTCGCCGTGTCGGTTTGCGCGACGCCCGCGCTCGAGCACAGTTCCTTCACGACGGCTGCTGCGGGCGCCAAACCCATACGTCCGCTCAACCAATGACCTTTTTCCCAGTTCGCGCTGTCGCGCCACACGGCGCTGCGCAGCGGATAGTCCGGATAGGGCCGCGCATCCCACGCCCACACGAACATGCGGTTCGTGTCGATCATGCGGCCGCTATAGACCGTCGAGGCCGGGTTATTGCCATGGTCCGGGTCCCAATAGTTCAGGATCGCTTCGAGGCACCGTCTCTGCATCAGGTCGTCGCGGCGGCCGTTCGAAAAATGCGGTAGCGCGCTCTCGCTCGATTTCGGATCGTAGAAAACGTTGGGCTGGTTCGCGCCTTTGTCGACCGCTGGACATCCAAATTCCGTCAGCCAGATTGGCTTGCTTTGCGGAACCCAGGCGGTGGGGCTCGCGCTGCGCACGCCGCCCGGGCGGTTTCGATGCTGGTTCAACCACCAATTCCGGATGTCTTTGCGGCGGAACACCCAGGGCTCGCCATAAGCGCCGTCCGCGATAACGCTGCGCGTTTGCACCGTGCGCGCAGCCGGACTGGCGTAGTACCAATCGTAGTCCTCGCCGTGTTCCACGTTGTAACTCAGATAGGCCGGATCATAGGCGCCGGCGTAACCCGCGACCGCATCCAAATGCGCTGCGCCATCGCGCCAATCCGCCATCGGCGCGTAGAGATCGATCCCGACAGCATCGATATTCGCGTCGCTCCACCACGGATCGAGATGGAAGAAGACGTCGTTCGAACCGTCCGCCGGCTGATGACCGGAATACTCCGTCCAATCCGCCGCATAAGTCAGCTTCGGCGTCGCGCCCACAATCGTGCGCACATCCGCCGCCAAGGATTTGAGGGCTGTCACGGCCGGAAACGCCGTCGTGCTGGAGCGGATCGCGGTCAGACCGCGCATTTCCGAGCCGATCACAAAGCCGTCGACGCCGCCCGCCAGCACGCTCAATTTCGCCAAATGCAAAATAAACCGCCGATATGACCACTCCGCCGGGCCGCCATAGACCACTTCGCCGCTTACGATTGAAAAATGCGCGGGCGTAGCGGCCCCGAAGAAGGCCGTGACTTGGGTCGACGCAGCAGCCGTCTTGTCGACGGTTCCAGCAACGCCTGCCGCAGGGCTGCACGTTATCCGCCCACGCCAAGGAAACGCCGGCTGCACCCCGCTCACCGCGTAAGGCGTGGGCAGCAAATTACCCGGCGGAATGTCCATCAGGATGAACGGATAAAGCAGCACTTGCTTGCCGCGCGCCTTCAGCTCCTGAATGGCTTGAACGACGCTCGTGTCGGAGGGCGTCCCGCCATAATTCGGATTGCCCGCATCGGTCGAGATAACATGCGCCGCCGCGCGGCCCACGCCGCCCGCTTTCCATGCGACAGGGCTTGTCGCTTTGTCCGCACTTTCGACGCCGGGCTTGATTTCGCACACGCCGCAGCGCAAATCGGTCCCAAACCAGGCCACCGTCAGCAACACGGCATTCGCCGACGGCAAGTCGCCGTCGAGCTGATCCAGCGCCGCGACGAGGTCCGTCTCGCCCGTATCGTTATTGATGTTCTCAGGGGCCGACGCCCCGAAGCCGGCTTCGCGCCGTACGGGCGTGGTGGCGTAGGAAAACTCGCCCGATCCTGGGATCAGGTTCACTGCCTTGATCTTTTCTTCCAGGGCGCCGCCGCCGGGCGGACGACGATAGACTTCGAATTGAAATTGCGGCACGCGGTTGCCGAATTTCTCCAGAGGTAGATCCTCGAAGACCACGTAAGCCAAACCGCGATAGGCGGGCGCGTCGCCCGCGCCCTCGATCAGCGCGATCAAAGGGTCTGGCGTTTGCGTCTCGCCGCCTCGATAGATGCGCATCGTGGCGTTGGCGCGGTCGAACGGCTTGCCGTCCGCCCAGATCCGGCCGATGCGCGCGATCTCGCCCTCGCACAGACCGACCGCAAAGCTCGCCGTGTAGCTATAGTTCGTGACCGTCGTGCCGCCGCCGCCCTTGCCGCCGCTTTCGGTTTCGCTGACGGTTTCCTTAAAGCGCGCGGCCCAAATCACTTGCCCGGCCAGTCTGGCGCGGCCCCACACCCGCGGAATCGGCGCGCCCTCGCTGGAGGTTTGAACCTGAAGATCGGTCAGTCTCGCGCCGGAAACATGCGTGCGCTTGCCGAATAACGCGCCGTCGACATAACTCCCGGCGAGCGTCCCGATCGCGCCGCCGATGGCCGCGCCCGTAATCGTCGCGCCCAGAACGCTGATGCCCGACGGCAGCAGCGCCGACCCGATGGCGGATCCGGCAGTGCTCAACAATAGCGTCGCCATGACAGTCCCTCACCCGCTCTTATCAGGGCACCCTCTTCCGCAAGCGGGAGAGGGAGAAAAGCACCTCGTCCGTCTCCCGTGCTGACGGGAGAAGGTGGTCCGAAAGACCGCATGAGGGCCCTAACCGCTCACGCCTGGAAACCTGAACGCGTATGCGACGCGCCGGCGCCAACCCAGGCTGAAGTCCTGCTCCATCACCGCATGCCCCTCATAGGCGTGCACGATGCGTTCGTCCGTACACAGAATTGCCGCGTGGCGCGCCTGCAAACCTTTCTTCATACGGAAAAGAATCACGTCGCCGGCGCGCGCCGCATGCGGATAGATCTCCAGGAAATGCCGCCGCGCCGCCTCCGCCAAGGGCTCGCGCCCGCCGGTCAGAACCCAGGACGACGTATAAGCCGGCGTCGACTCCGGCTCCGGCCCTACGACCTCCCGCCAGACGCCGCGCACCAGCCCTAAACAATCCGCGCCCACGCCTTGCAAGCTCGCTTGATGGATGTAAGGCGTGCCGATCCAGCCGCGCGCCGCGGCCACGATGTCGTCGCGCGTCATGAGGTCAAGCTCCCGCCGTCGTGCCGTTCGCCGTCGCGCGGGCTCGCGACGATCCAATCGTTTCCCGGCATCAGCGGGCTGCCCCTGAAGTTCAAACCGTTCGCGAATTTTGCCTTGCAGGTCGCGAAGCGTTTGTCGCATCCAGCCGTGACCGTAAAACCGTCTCCGGCCGCGATCGCGAACGGCATCGCTTCCCAAAGCGTCAGTGCCGCGCCGATATGCGATTTGACCGTCTGGCTTAATCCGGCATTCGCGCCGGAGGTCCAGACCAATCGTCCGCCTGCGAACCAGCCGTCCGCGAACGCACCGAGTCCCGACGCTGAAAGCTCGCGGCTATTGGCGGCTGCCGTCACCGATCCCGCTCCTTTGAACGCCGTTGCGTTCAGATCGACTTTGCAGCGCGCATCGCCCACATCGGCATCGCAAGCGAACTGATAGTGCCGTCCTTGCGCCGCGTTCAGGCGGTGCGCTATGCCGCGCAGCTCGGCCGTGAAGCCCATCGCGTCGCGCCGGACTTCTCCGATTTCGCCCTTGGCGATTAGTAGGCGTTGCGTCACGTCCGCCCAATTCACCCGCCAGATCTCGACGCCCGCGCCGTCATATCGCCCCGCCGCCAGATCGTCCTCCGTAATCGCCGCCGAAGACAGCGCGCCCGCGATATCTTGGTTGGGAACCGACAATCCCAGGCCGCTTTCGAGCGCGGTCGCCTCGAATCCGCTCGCGGCCTCGAACGTCAGGCCGTCGAAGGTTAACGGCCTGTCGTGATCGGTGAATCCCATCGCGGCCGCGCCCGTCCGCGTCACCTTCCAGCAATGGCACAACGTCGTCGCGCCGCTGTCCAAGTGCGCTTGCATTCCCGTGGGCAGCGTTCTCATGGCACGCGCACCTCGATGATGGGGATGTGAGGCAATTCGCCAGCCTTGAACGCTGCCAGCGAAATCTCCAACCGGTCCGTGTCGAAGCGAACGGGCACGTCGAACTCAAATCCCGCCGTCACGCTCGCGCCATTGGCCGGCGCGACGGCGAAGGTCACGACGCCCGCCGTCAGATCGAGCGTATAGTCCGTACCCAGAGTTTTCGCGACGCCACCCACCGCCACCGACACCGTTCCGCCGACCGGCTTCTTAACCGGGCGGACATAGGACGCCGGTCCCGACGTATAGGTCTTGGACAATTGGAACGCGGTCAACGCTCCGGTCCCCGTTCCGATCGTTTGATCGACCGCCGTAACCGGCTCCAGCGGCCCTTTGGATTTGAAATCCAAATGGTCCTTCCAGCGAAAGCCATAGAGCCGGCCGCGCCGCGCCTCGAAGAAGGCCACCGCCGCATAGAGGTCCGTCAAGGATTTGACGCCCAGGCCTGCGTCGTAGCGCCGCCGCCCATGCGCCCATGGCGTGTTGCGCTCTTCGAAGCCAGACCCCAAGGCGACAATGTCCGTGCGCCGTTCCGGCCCGCCAACAGAGCCGAAACTCAATGTCGTGGGAAAGCGGATTTCATGGAAGGACATGGCAGGCCCTCATCCGGCGCTTTGCGCCACTTTCCCCCGCAAGCGGGAGACGGACGTTGATCTTATCCCTCTACCGCCTTCGGGAGAGTGTCCCGCGGAACGCGCGGGGTGACGGGTCCTTACCCATTCCGCCCTCCCCGCGCGCTCAAGCGTTGCATGAGCCCTGCCAATTGCGCTTCCGACCGGCGGAAGCTTTCAGCGTCGCGGGCCGTCAAGTTGATCGTCACATTGCCCCCGCCGCCGCGTCCGTTTGCCACGATACCGCCGGACGCTCCGGGTACGAATAATTCGGGCCCGCGCTCGCCCACGAGATAGGCGCGCCCCATATCGACCGGGCCGCCGCCCGCCCGCGCGCCGCCAAACGCGCTCGACAGAACGTTCGTCAATACATTGGTCAGCGGCTGGGTCACGAATTGCTTGATCGCGACGCGGCTCAAGTCTGCGGCGATGGACCGCGCCATGTCGGAGAAACTTAAGCGCCCGGTTTTCGTGGCCTTGACCAGCGTGTCTTCGATCGTGTCCGCGGTTTCGCGCATCGCCTCGCGGATCACGGCGCCGGCGTCGACTGCCGCTTGCGCCATGTCGTTGAGCGCGGGCGCGGCGTCGCCCACCGGTTCATTCGGGCACATCGGGATGCTCCTTCAACAGAATATCCAATTCCGCGCGGGTCAGCGCGCCGCCACGGCCCTCTCCTAGAACGCAGCGCCATTCCCGCACGCTCAAGCGCCAGAAGGTCTCCGGCGCGATTCGCAGGCCTCCGATCCCATGCGCCATCCATGCGTCCCACGGGATCATCGCCGCGCGTCTCCAAATCCGGCGGCGGCGAAAGCGTCCGCGACGGCGTCTGCCATCGCGCGGGCGTCGAGGGGGAGGCGCTCGACATCCGCTTCGGTCACCGCTTCGCCGCCGCCGCGCAGCAGGGCCGTCAGGATCCGCACCAGATCCCTCGCCGACGGCCGCGCGAGCCGTTCGTCCAACAAGGACAAATCCGCCAATCCAAGCGCGTGCTCGATTTCGGCCAGCGCGCCCAAGGTCAGGCACAATGTGTAGACGCGGCCATAGAGGCTCAATCGCGCCTCGCCGCGCGCCGCATTGATCATGTGTGTCGCCCTACTTTTTAGATCGCGGCGAAGGCCACGTCGCCGGCGGAGGCGAGCGTCAGGCCGAAGGTCACTTCGCCCTTGTACTCGCCTCCATATTCCAATTGCGAAATCGCGAAGAGGCCGGTCAGCGTTCCGAAATCTGGAATCACGAATTGGAAGCTGCGCGTCTCCTGCGCGAAGAAAATCGCGCGCAGTGTCGCGTCGCTGGCGGCGTCTTTAAACACGCCTTGGCCCGATACGGCCGCCGACTTCACGCCCGCGCCGCCCAGCAGTTCGCGCCATTCGTTGACGCTGTCCACATTGGTCACGTCGACCGGATCGGCGTTCAGCGACAGGCGCGTCAAGCGCAAGCCCGCAACCGTCGCATAGCTCACCGGTTCGCCGCTGCCCACTTTGAGCAGCAACGCTTTTCCCTTTTGGGCCGCCATCGATGTCTCCTTGGAACACGTTCTTTCTCCCGACCTCACGGGAGAAGGGGGCGCGCAGGCGCCGGATGAGGGTCTTTAAGATTTCTCCAACGCCGCGCGGAAGCGCGCCGTCCCGCGATAGGCGCCGCCGGGGCCGCGCGCATAGTCCGCGCCTTCGAAACGCAGATTGATCAAGCGCCAGCCGCTAAGGCTCAAACTCGCGTCGTGCAGCACCGTCCGTATGCGGTCGATCGCATCTTTGACTTCCTTGCGGCCGGCATAGCGCGACCAGGCGGTAACTACGATCCGCGCCTCGACGCCATCGACAGATTGGAAACTCCAGTCCGTTTCGCCGCCTTCGCCCACCGTCAGGAACGGGTAGACCGGATTGCGCGGGACATCGTCATGGATGCGCGGCGGATCGCCGAACAGCGCCTTGACGCCCGCATTCGCCGCCAGGGCCGCGACGCAGGCTTCCTGCAACAACCAATGCGCGCTCATAATGGGTCTCCGTCGTCGGCGAGGATGCGCAGATAGGGCTGGTGCGGTCCTTCGTCCGCGATCCCGCGAAAGTAGAGCGCCCGGCCACGCCAGACTGCGCGCATGGCGGCGGTTACATCCGTCCGCCGGCGGATCGTCAGCTCAAAGACGGTTAGCGCGCGCCTGCCTTCGCTCTCGGCGTCTTCGCCGCGCGGGCGCGCCGTCACCTTGGCCCAAACGGTCACCAATGCGGACCATGAAACCGCCGCGCCGCCGCCGGTATCGCCCGTCCGGACCCGTTGTTCGATCGCGATGCGTTCGTTAAGCCCGCCGATCATAGGCGCACCGTGCGGAACGGCGCGATCAAGAGCCAAGCCGCATCTGGGCTCTCGCCCTTCTCTTCGCCGCGCCGTTCGTAGAGTTGTGCGGCCTTCAACAGCACCGCCTGCCGCAAGGCCGCGGGAACGTCGCTGGCCGCCGCGCCATAGCCGCAAGTCATGTCGATTTCGATGCCCGCGCCCGCGCGCCCCGGCGAGGGCCATGCTGAAACGAGGCGAACCAATGCTTGCGGCTCGGCCCCGAAACTCAGCGCATAGTTCGCGCCTGCCCAAACGCTCGCGACGCCTTCGGTCGAAAACGTGCGCACTGCCGTCACGGCCTGCACTGGCGGGCGGACCAGCGCGACCGTTTCACGCCCGGGCCAGTCGTCCAGCGTCAAGCGCCAGCTTTGCGTCAACATTGCGCGGCCGGTCTCCGCCTCGACCCATTCCCGGGCGGCTGCGATCAGGCGCGCGATCATCGCGTCGTCGTCTCCAAGATCCACGCGCAGATGCGCCTTGGCCTCGGCCACCGTCACGGGTTCCGCCGCTGGGCCGGTCAATCGGTTGAACATTCGCTATCGATCCTCGCTGACAATGTCGCTCTAAGCAGCTTCCTCGCCCTCGACGCGCTTGCGGAAGCAGGCGGCGGTCAGGCCAAATTGCGTCGCGTTGGCGCTCAACAGAACCGCCGCCGCAGCCACCGCGTTTGCCGCCAAAGCCCCCGTCGCGACCGAGAACTGGCCGCAGCGCACGCCATCCGATGCGCCGCTGTCCTGAATCTCGGTTAGGCCGGTCCAGCTATGCGTCAGCGCCGCAGCGCCGTCCGCGCATGAGCCGACTGCCCCGACGCAAAGCGACGCGGCGCCCGGCGCCGGGTTCACCGTCAAGGCGTTCACGATTGCGATCGAGTTCGTGGCCGGCGTCGTCTCTGGAACGATGTCTGCATCGATGCTCAGGAACGCCGCTTGAACTGTGTTCGACGATGCCGTGTACGAAATCACGACGTTTCCGGTTCGTCCGGCCAAGGACAATCCCGTCGCCGCAACATACTCCACGTCGGACAGATAGAACACCGCCGTATCGCAGCGTCCGGCCGCGCCTGCCCCGCCGGCCGAATTCGCCACCGCATTCGAGGCTACGCTTTTGTTCGCATTTTTGAGCGCGACGCCGTCGAACGTCACGCTCGAAATCGCATTGCCCGCGCTTGAGGTCAGACGGGACAGGCCCACCGCAACAATCAGCCCTTTCGCCGACGCATGTAGCGTTACGGACGTCGTCGATGGCGACACGACGGCGGCGGCGTTCGTGTCATTCAAAAACTGCGACGCGAGGACCGCCGGCGCGGCCGGTGTCGCGCTGGGCGCGATCCGGGCGGCCTCCGCGGCTGCCGCCTTGCCAGCGATGTTTAAACCGGGCTGACCCCAGTGAACGCTCGTGTTGTTCGTCGCCGAGCCCATTGTGTTCAACGCATCGATGGCGAACGCCGAAGCGCCGCGGTACAGCATCCGGCAGTCCGTGCGCGCCGATACGACGGCCTCTTGCGCCGCACGGATGTCGCACCAGGCCGCGCTTTGCGTCCGGTCGTTGCGCACGCCGGGCCGGACGATGTCGAACCGGGTGAACAGGGTCAGTTGCGTTTTGAAGTAGTCGATCAGCGCCGCTAATTCGGCCTCGTAGATCGCGCGCGTCACGCCTGCCGTTGCGGCCGCGATCGCGCCGGCATCTTGTTCGCCTTGGCACCAGACGGGGATAACGCCGGTCAATTCAAAGCGGCCGTCCGCCAATATCGCCGCGATGTTCGCATTGATCGCGGTGACGGCGGCGGCGCGCAGCGCGCCCGTTGGCGACCAATTGTTCGACGTGTTCGCAGCTGCGATCAGGGCCGAGCCGCCCGTCGCATGCTGCCCGACGATCGCGCGGCCCCGGCCCGAAGCCGCCCATTGATTGGCGAAGGCCGGCCAGGGCGAAGTCAGGTTCGCGGGCCCAACCGGATCCTGCAACGGCGCGATCACTCCGCCCGCGATATACAATTCGGTGCTCGATGGGCTTGCGCCCGCCGCTCCGTTTCCGATCGCGTTCGATTGACCGATGGACGCGAAATACGTCGCGGGCGCGGGTTTCGCGCCGCCCGTCCGCGTCAGATGCAACCCTTGGCCCAGCCGCATGCGGCGTTCTCCTTCGTCACCACAGCGCCACGATGAAGGTGGCGGTTGTGCCCGTGCTCATCACGCGCCGCGCCGCGACCGGCAGGATCGTTCCGCCCGCGACGTTCTTGAACGTCACGGCGACGGCGTCGCCTTTCAGGATCGCCGTCACGTCGCCCGCGCCGCCGACATAGAGCGCGCGCGCCGTGAAGGCCAAATCCGCGCCGTCGTTCGGCGTCACGCTCGCGGCGTCGAAGGCGGGGCTGTCGAGCCCCGCGCCTTGGTTCACAAAACTATCCGGCATGTCCGCCGCTCCTTCTGGTTTGGGACTAGACCGGCGGATTGACCGTGGGGGCTACATGCGGGTGGCTCAGGACCGCGACGGCGCAGATATTGGCCGCAGCCGAGTTGTTCGCGGGCGTTATCCGTACACGGACGTAGCGCCGCGCGCCCTGATAGCCGATTTTCCGGGTCTTATCGTCGTCGGCGAAGTTGAAGCCCGCCTCGGCGACGGTACCGATCAAATCCACCGCCGGAACGGCTACGGCGTCGGACAAATTCGCCTGGTCGCCGTGCTCGAGCGCGACGGCGAAAGTCGCGTCGGCGTCGGCGAGCGCGCCAGTCGCGATCACGAATGTCAGGCTGTCATAGCCTTGCTTGTCGACGACTTGCCCGACCAGCGCGGTGTTGTCGCTGACGGCTTGCGGGCTGATCGCGCGCAAGGGATGGATATTCGTGACGAGGTCACGCATGTGTGGTTTCTCCTGATTGTTGGAAACCCTCACCTGGCGCTGTCGCGCCACCCTCTCCCGCGTGCGGGAGAGGGACTAATGAGGAAGCATCTCCATCTCCCGCGCATGCGGGAGAAGGCGCCGCGAAGGGGTTGATGAGGGCGCTAGTTCGCCGCGAATCTCAGCGTCTTGATCGCTTCGAAGTTCTGCACGCCGCCGCCGACGCGCTTGGTCGTGTAAAAGAGCACATAGGGCTTTGCGCTGTAGGGATCGCGAAGCACGCGAACGCCAGCCCGGTCGACGACCAGATAGCCTTTCTGGAAATCGCCGAACGCGATGGCATGCGCGTTGGCGGCGATGTCGGGCATGTCTTCGGCCTCATGCACCGGGTAGCCCAATAAGGTCGCCGGTTCGCCCGCGCTGGCGGACGGCTGCCACATATAGTTTCCGTCGCCGTCCTTCAATTTGCGCACGCGCGCCTGAACGGTCTTGTTCATGAGCCATTTGCCGTTGGCGCGATAGGCCTGGCGCGGGGCGTAGATCAGATCGATCAGGCTGTCGGCAGGATTGGCCGCCGCAAAGTCGCCCGCATTGCCCGTTGCGACGTAGCCGATGCGGCCCCAGCTCCACGATCCATTGGCGACGAAAGGATAGGTCAACAATCCGCGCGGACGGTTGACGCCGTCGCCGGTCACGAAGGCTGCGCCCTCCTGCTCCGCGAATTCGGTTTGCACTTCCTCCGCCAGCCATTGTTCGACGTTGACATAGGCGTCGTCGAGCAGGCTCTGCGTCGCCGCCGGCATGGCGTAGAGCTCCATCGCTGGGAACTCGATCACGCTCATCGTTGGCGTCGCCGTCTCCGGCCTGCTTTGCGTTTCGCCCGCCCAACCCGCTGTTGCGCCGTTCGACGCAATCGGCTTTTTGAAGCTGCCGGCGCCGATTTGACGCACCGTCGCGATTGCCCGGATGGGCGACACGCGCGCCAGCGACTTGTCGATCGTGCTTTCGATTTCAGGCGGGATCACATATCCGCCGTCGGGCCCGACCTGACCGGTCAGGCTTTTCAGTTCGATCCGGCTGATCGCGCTTTGATCGCCCTTGCGCATATAGGCGTCCCAAGCGGCCTTATGCTCCGTATCGGGAGCATTCTTCTCCGCGCCATCGAGACGCGGGCGGCTTTTGGCCAGCGCCAGTTCGTCCAGCGCCGCCTTTTGCTGGTCCAGCGCGCGGCCGATTCGGTCGACCTTTTCCGCCGTGACCGCGTCCGCGCTCAACCGCCGTTCGATCTGCGTCAAGCGCTCGTCATTGGCTTGTTTGAACTCGTGCCACACTTCCATTAAGGCGTCGCCGCCCCCGCGCCCGGCCTTCACGTCCAGGCTCGCCGTTTCGTCCATATGTCCGTTTCCTTTCGTTCAGCCTTCGCGGGCGGTTTGAACAAGCCGGCCGCGCGTTCTTTCACGCCCGTTACGCGCGCGCCGTCCAACATGGGAAAGGTCACGACGGACACCTCCCATAAATCGATTTCCATCAGGGTGCGGACCAATTGGCCGGGACCCCGCTCCGCCTTCACCGTGCGGTATCCGATGCTGAGGCCGTCTAGCGCGCCGCCGCGCATCAGGCTCAAAACCTCGCGGGCGCGCGCGACCTCGGTCAGCAACCGTCCGCGTACGAACAACCCTTTCGCGTCCTCCTTGATCAGCGTCCAGACGCCTATGGGTTCGGCCGCTAAATGCTGGTACAGCATGCGCACGCCGGCGGCTCCGCGCTTGGCCAGGCTGCGCGCGAAGGCGCCCGCCGCCACCTTGTCGCCCGATTGATCGACCACGCCGAAAAGGCTGGCGTAGCCTTCGATCATGCCTTGGCCGTCCGCCTCGATCCGCGCGGTCAGCGGCTTCAGCTCGAACGCCGTCGCGCCCGCCCGCTTTCGCGTGAGGTCAATTCGCATTGTGTTTTCCTTTTGGACCCTCATCCGGTCCTTCGGACCACCTTCTCCCGCAAGCGGGAGAAGGATGCGGCTCGTCTCCCTCTCACGCCTTCGGGAGAGGGTCCGGCGAAGCCGGGGGTGAGGGGCCCTACTTTTTGCCGTCCGCGCACACGCCTGCGCGTTCCAGTTTTCCTTCGATCCGCGCCAGGCTGTCGGCGACCGCGGTCAACCGTTCCTCGACGCGCACCGTGCGATCGTTCAGCGCGGCGTTGCGTTCGACTTGGCGCTCCAAATGCACGAAGCGTTCATGCGCCTCGCCCGCCCAGACGAGCGCCACGCCGGTCTGCGCCAACAAGGTCAACATCAGAACGACCGGCACGCGTCGGTCGAGTTGCCATTGCGGCTGGGACATCGATCATGCCTCCAATTTTCCATACCCGACAGCCGCGCGCTTTTCGTCCGTGGTTAGATAATCCGCCGCGCCAACGCGGCTCCACAGCGCCTCGCGCTCCGCGTTCAGCGCGTCCACCGCGTCCGCGTCATAGCTCAGCCGCAAGCCCGCGCCGAAACGCGTCCCCAGCCAGTTGGTCAACGCCTGCGCCGTGCGCGCCACCAGAGGCAGCGCCGTTTGCCGCCAGAGCGCCAAATTCGCCTCGCGATAATTGTTGTAGGTCGCGTCGCCCGGAATTCCCAACAGCATCGGGGGAACGCCGAACGCCAGCGCGATTTCGCGCGCCGCCGCATAGCGCACGCCGCTCAAATCCATTTCCTCCGGCGACAGAGACAGCGGCCGCCACTCCAGCCCGCCTTCCAGCAACAACGGCCGACCAGCGTTCTGCGCGCCTTGATATTGGCTTTCCAGTTCCTCTTTCAGACGCGCGAATTGCTGGTCGGTCAGGTTCGGCGCGGCGTCGGTCCCTTTGTAGATCAACGCGCCGCTTGGTCTTGCGCCATTGTCCAACAGCGCCTTGCCCCAATCGGCGGAGGCGTTGTGGATGTCGATGGCGGTCGCGGCCGCCTCGGCCGGACTCATGCCATAGTGGTCGTTCAGCGGATTGAACAATTTCAAGTGCAAAATGGGCAAGTAACCGTCCTGCGCCCGCGCAAACCGCGCCGTTTGTCCGTTCACGGCATATTCGTAGGCTTGCGGCCAGCCGCTCGCGCCCGGGATCACTTTCATCCGGTCGGGGCGCAATGCATAAAGTTCGCGGATCTCGCCGCCTACGCTCGCGGCCTCGAGGTACGCATTCCCGCTTGTTTGCAGAAATCCGTACACTTGCTCCATCAACCCCGCTCCGGTCTCCGCCGGATTGGGCCGGTTCAGCAGGTCCAGCAAGGGATGCGTCGTCACCTCCGTCTCGCCGTCGAACAGAAGCCAGGGCACGCTCGCCGCGCTCTCCGCGATCATCCGGACGCAGCGATAAGCGATGGCGTTGCGTGCGAAACCGTTGCGCGTCATGCGCTCATAATCGCGCGGGGTCCAAACCGGGCGGCCGGTCAGGCTCAGCGCGATCAACGCGCCGCCGCGGCTGTCCTTTTTTTCTGCCTCCGGCCACAGCCAATCGCGCCACCGCGATGCGGACTTCGCCATGTCGTCATGTCCCTCAAAAGCGAAACGGCGGCCTACGGAAAACCGCGCCGCCGTTCGAAACCCAAATTTCGTGATGTAGCTGATATAGGAATTCGACCGTCACGCCGCAAGGGGCGATGCATATTTTTTCCTATGCCCATCGCCGCTCGTTCCGTTTACCCTGGCTGAAATCAGGGAGGGTTCCATGAGCGGCGACATGTCCGGCTTCATATCCAATCTTGTCACGCTGGCTGCGGTGGTGCTTGGCGCGGTTCTCGCCACGGCCGGCAGTCTCGTCACCAATTGGATCGAGGCCCGCTCCGAGCGCGAGCGCCGTCAGCGCGACGCGGCGCGATTTTTCGGCGAAGTTCTGGCTTCGGCCAGCACGATCGCGCGCTTCGCATCTGAATCGCGGGCGGTCGGCGATCCCTATGGTTCGGTCACGTTGCGGCTGTTGCGCGTGGCGCGGTCGGAATTGCAGGTCTATGAACGCAATCGCGAGCGCCTATTCGACATTCCCGACACCGATTTGCGCGCCCGCGTGCATTTGCATGTGTTGCAGCAAACCGTTCCGCTCGAAAGCATTATCGAGAATAGCGTTCAGATCGCCGCGATCGACGACGAGCTAAAGCTGCTGACCGATCTGGATCCCACCAACGATCCTTCGCCCAAGCGGGTTGAGGATTTGACGACGCGCCGCGCGGCGATGCACGAGCGGCGGATGGGTGCGTTCGATCAACTCGACCGCATCCTTGCGAAGAACGACGACGTTGTGAAAGGGTTGAAGCCGCTCGCCGGAACCGACTTCAGCGCCTTCGCCAAGGCCGCGGATGTCTAAAGGCACGCGACCTTGGTCCAATGCGCCGACGCCGTTCAGCGCCAAATGAATTCGAGCGTCACAGTGCTCGATATGGTGTGGATCTCTTTCCTATCTTGCCAATCCGGCGCCCGGCAGACCTCTTGATCCAGGGCGCGCACTGCTGTGCGAATTGAGTCGCGCAACCCTAGAAATGACTGACCCCGTGAGCGTAACATTGCTGACAAATGCCGAGCGCTCGCCGAGTCATTCTATGCGCCGTTCGAGGCCGTCGAAGCGTGTTTCCGGAACTGTCTGAACGGGCAAATTGCGAAGACTTTTGGCTCTAAATGGTCTGACGCGCCGTCGTTCCGCATCAATCAAGACGGAATCCAAAAACTCACGGATGCACAGCGGAGTTTGGCCCAATCTGGAAATTCTATATCCCTAGGCGGTATGGTTGCGCAGTTAAGTTTCTGGTTTTGGGTCTCGCTCATGGGTCCGCGGTACGACGCGACGCTTTGGCGGCAAGCGCTCCATGGCGCATTCAGAGAGTATAGCAAGGGAATGCGTCGAGATCGTGTTCACCAGCGTTTCAATATAATTCGGCGATTTAGAAATCGAATTGCACACCACGAGCCGATTCTTACCGTCGAACTTCCAGTCCGGCATCGGGAAATCATCAAAACGATTTCTTGAATGTGACCGTTAACCGCCAATTGGTGCAGCCAGCGATCGAGATTTGACGGCGTCTTCGCTAACAAGTCCCCCGCACCCTGACCTCCGGTTCGCGCCGCAGCATCAGCTCCGTCGCCGCCCACACCATCGCGTCCAATCGATCCGGCGAGCGGCCCTTGAGCCCCTGCGCGCCAAAGCTCGTCATTTCGTCTTCTAGCTCCGGGAATGCGCCGACGTGTTTCACGCGGCCTTGCTCGTAGAGCATCGCGACCGGTTCGGCGCGCGTGCGTTTGCCTCGCGTTGCATGGACATTGCGGACTGGCACGCCCGGGTCCGCCTGGGTCATGACCGAGCGGACCAAATCGCCGCCCTGGTTGGTCTCCACGATCAGGCAATCGGCCTTCAGCGTTTGGTGCAGCGCCAGAGCGCGCGCCGACCAGGCCTCGGGCGTCAATCCGTGGGCGGAACGATCCTCCAACACATACGCCACGCCATCCGCGCCTAGACCCATCGCGACAATCCCGCAAGCGTCGCTGCGCTTTCCCGCCGTCACCGGCGGATCGACCGCGACGACAATCCGCGCCATCTCCGGCGCTTGCCGCACGCGATTTTTCTCGATCGATGCGCGGTTCCACAGCGCGCCTTCGGCGTCTTCCAGCATCTCGCCGTCAAGCTCTTGGCGGCCCAAACGCGTGCCCTGGTAGCGCGCGACGACCCCATCGAAGAACGCGGGCGACAGGTTCTCGCGGTTGTCGATGCTGCGGGCACGGGTGATCGCGACGCCCGGCATGTCCAGCAGAGCGCGCAGTTCAGGCCGGTTGCGCGGCGTCGTGGTGATCAATTGACGGGGGCGCGGCCCTTCGCGCAATGCGAATTGCAGATTGTCGAACGTGTCCTGCGCATAGCGCCATTTCGCGAATTCGTCGCACCAGGCAAGGTCGAACGCGTGGCCGCGCAAACTGTCCGGCTCCTCCGCCGAGAAGGCGAAGGCTTCTGCGCCGTTCGGCCAGACGATCTTATGGGCGGATTTGTAGAAGCGGGGGCTCTCGCCGCGAGCCGAAACCTTGCGCAGCCCAGATGGCCCCTCAATCATCACGTCTCTGACATCGTCGAGCGTTTGGCCGATGAGGGCGACGCGCTCATAACGGTTCAGCGCAATTTGCGTGGTGACCCATTCCGCGCCCGCTCTTGTCTTGCCGCATCCGCGTCCGCCTAACAGCAGCCAAGTCGACCAGTCTCCGCCGGGAGGCCATTGGTATTCATGGCTTTTCAACAACCAGAACGACTTCGCCAGGACCTCAGCTTCGAGATCCGTCAGGCTTTCCTCGAACGCCATTCTCGTCCGCCTTTCGCTCGATGGAACCGAGAAGCCGCGCAACTTCCTCGCGATCCGCTTGAGCGTTTCGAACGCGTCCATCATGGGCCTTGTTCTTGCGTTTTGTGTTTGCAGAATTTTCGGTGGCGCGCGTGAGAGACTGGATGGCTCTTGCGTCCGCGCCGATGTCGGCCGGCGGCGCGGCGCTTTCTAGGGCGTCGTATTTTCTTTCAATTGACCGTAGTATGCGGCCGATCACGCGCATGTTCCGCATCGTCAAGAACTCCTCTGTCGATTTTGCGTGTTTCGAGTTTGGTCCGGCGCCCCATCCCTCGCTTAGTTTACGATAACTGATCGCTTGCGGGGTCAGGCCGTACTCCCGGGCTAGATCGGAAAGGCTTCGACCTTCCTCTTCGTAAGCGTGGCGGATCGTCGCCCAGTCCAGTCCCGACAATTCCAGGCGCGTTTTGCAGCTTTTTGTAGAATCTTGTAATTTTGCGTTCTCGTCCATCGCCATGCCTGCACCACGTATTTCAGGCGGCAAAGGCCCCATCGGCCCGCCGCCATTCGTCTCTCGCCCATTTCCGGTGATGTAGGGCAGATAGGAATTCGAGCGTCACAGCGCAAGGGGCGGAAGCGGATTTTTTTCTTATGGCCCGCGCCTGGCCTACGGTCGCCCTCTCCCGAAGACGGGAGAGGGATAAAAGAATAAATCCGTCCTTCTCTCGTTCTTAGGGGAGAAGGTGGTCCGAAGGACCGGATCAGGGTACCTTACCGCGAATCCCGTTGGAGACTTCTCCCATGTACAGCCGCCAATTCTGGATCGCCCTCGTCATCACTGCCATTTTGAGCTTTCTGGGCGGCAGCGTTTCGGGATTTGGCGAATGGGCGGGCTTTGGCCGCAATCAACGGGCGCTCTATGCCGTCGACGGCGACACGATCAAGTTGGGCACGCAGTCCTTGCGCCTTCTCAATATCGATGCGCCGGAGGTCTCGCGGCCCGATTGCCAGGAGGAAGCGGCTTTGGGCGCGCGGGCGGCGGAGCGTTTGCGGTCGTTGATCGCCGGTGGGCCAATCGCGATCCTGCCCAATGGCCGCGTCGATCGGTACGGGCGTCCTTTGATTTCGCTGACCGCGGGCGGCCGCGACGTGGGCGAGACGCTGATCGCGGAGGGCCTCGCCGTGCCATGGCCGGTCAAGGGCGATCCCGGTTGGTGCGTGGCGGCGCGTTAA